CGATGTAGATGCTGAACTCGCCGGTGCCGGGCAGCACCTCGGCGGTGTTCGCCGTCGTGGTCTGGAGCATTTCCGCACCGGCTCCGACCATCCAGGTGCGGCCCTTCTCGGTCCCCGCCGTCAGTTGCGCGACAGCTCCGCGCTGCACCAGCGTCAGGCCCGCCGTCGGGCCAGCCTTGTCGGTCAGCGCCGTGATGTTCGCACCGGACAGGGTGACCGTGTCGCCGTCGTCAGGATCCCACCATGCTGTCAGGTTGGCGATGTCGGACGGCGAGAACGCCGCACCCGAAACGGACACGCCCCGGTTCAGCGCAAGGTTGATGTTGGACAGCGGGCGAACCACGTGCTATTCCGCCTCGGGCTGGTCGCCCTGCTCGTTGGTCGGTTCTGCTTGCTCTTCTTCGCGTGCGTTTACACGCGCTTCCAGCTGCTCGCGCTTCGCGCGCGCGACGCGGCCGGTGGCGACGTTCGGCGCTTCGAACTCGGCGAGCGCCAGCGTGCCGTTCTCGAACCACGCGCGCAGCCGGTTCAGGCCCAGCTTCTCGCGGTGCTTCTTCGTGACCTTGTCGCCCGGCAGGACGAAAGGCTTCTTCGGGTTGTCGCCCATGCGCAAGCGCTTGGCGAAGACGAGCGGGGCGCTGGCATCCCAGCGCTGCTTCCAGTGGCGAGTGCGGGTACTCATGATCAGCTCGTCCGGTTGCCCAGGTCGATGATGTAGAAGTCGATGTTGCCCGACACCGTGATGGCGTCGTCGGCGGTGATGCCGACGGGCAGGCCGACGTTCAGGTAGACCTTGTTCGCCGCACCGTCCGCCAGCTGCTTCGGGAACGTCGCGGTGGCTTGACCGAGAACGTGGGCCTGAAGGGTGAGCGACAGCGCGTCGGTGTCCAGATCCTGCTTCTCCAGGTAGTCGATCATGGCGTCGGCCAGCGTGGCCGCGGAAGCCGCAGCGGAGCCCATGCCCACGTCCAGGTCGACGGTGGTGATCAGGCCGTTGGTGACGCCGCCCTTGACCAGCGTCAGGTCGACTTCCATGCCCAGGATGTGGACGTTGCGGTCCTGCCACGTCAGCAGCTCCAGGCTGCCGTAGTCGTTGGCCGCCAGGACTGGCAGCGACTCGCCGGACAGCTTCAGCGTCAGCTTCTGCGGGGTCAGCAGCGAAACATCGAGCCCGCCGACTGAAGGCGTGGGAAGTGGGGAACCGTCGCGCAGGTTGCTGCTACGACCCAGTTGTCTGTTCTTGAAGCTCATCAGTTGGCCTTGGTGTAGAGTGCGACCATCAGGGTCGCGGTAGTGCTGACTGCGTTCACGCGGATGGCGCGAACAGGAAGGACCGCACCGGCGGGCGCGGTGAAAGGTACAACGGTGCCGTCAGGCCGAACGACCTGCACGATGCCTGCGCCGCCCACGTAGATGCCCTCGCATTCGCCGCCGGGAAAGTTGGTGCTGGCGTGCGGGGTGACCGTCTCGTAATGCCCTGCGGGCATGATTTCTGCGCCGTATGCGGCCATGGTTCTATCCTCGGTTGGTGGGTGGTGGTTGCTGCGGCGCGTGAATGAACCCGCCCGCAGCTGTAGGTGGTGGCCCGGCTATCGCTCCGGGCCGACGGTCTAGTTGACGACCGTGATGTAGAACTGACCCAGGTCAGCGCTGACCAGCTTCTGGTCGAACGCCATCTGGATTTCGAGCATGTCCGACTCGCGCTTCTCGTCGCGGATGCGCTTCATCCGCATGCCGAGCGCGCCGGCGCCGAGCAGGCCCGTCCAGCTGAAGGTGTAGCCACCCGACGGCTGGTAGAGACCCGGCGACGGGGCAGCGTAGACGAGCAGGGCGGACTTGCCGCCGATGAAGTCGATGCTGTCCGTGGCGCCCTCGACGGCGCTGTTGAACACCGAGTCCATGACCAGCACTTCGTCCAGCTCGAAGAGCGCGGCGAGGTTCTGGCGCATGACGATCGCGGCGCCCGTGGTCTGACCACGGTCGAGACGGCCGACGATGTCCGGGTGGTCGAGCAGCGCGTCGTAGACTTCGCGGCCGATCACCAGCTTGTTCGGGCGGAAGCCCGTGCGAGCCTGGACGCGGCGCTTGCCGGCCCGGATGTCCTCGATCGGAGTCGAGTCGGCGCGGTCCCAGCGACCGACCTGATTGGCGGCCGGCGACGCGGAGTCGACGCCGGTCTGGTCCGTGGTCCACAGGCCGCTCGTGAAGAACGACGTGACGAACTCGCGTTCCTTGCGGATCATGCCGGCCTGCGACAGACCTTCGGTGATCTCGCGATCAGCCTGGAGCGGGCTGTCGTAGTTGGCGCGGACCTGATCGGCCAGCATCTCGTGGAGAGCCCACACGTCGCAGGCGTAGGTGTCCGTGCTCACGTCGTGCGTGCGCTCGGCGGACAGGGCGCCGGGGGCGCGCTTCTTCATCTCGTCGCGGAACCAAGCCCCGCGCGGGATCGTGAAGTAGCTGTCGGTCTGCTTGCTGACCGGCAGGACAGGGAAGACCCGGTCGGCCACGAAGGCTTCGGGGTTCTGCGCGAATGCGATCGCGATTTGGGTGAGGGGACGGTCGACATGGACATTGCCGCGACCCGGTTGGTTGAGAGCCATTGTAGTTTCCTATTCTGGGGTGTTGGTGATGTGGGTTAGACCTGGTTCGCCGCGAGTTGCAGCAGGACTTCGACGACTTCGCCAGCGGCCGACGCGGCCGTCAGGGCGCTGCCCATCGTGAACAAGCCGGCGCCGGCAGCCGAAGCCACCATCGCGCGACCAGTGCCGCCTTCCGCGGCGATGCGGTCGCCGACCGCGATTGCCTCGCCGGCCTCGACGAGCATGATCGCCGGCTGCCCGCAGGGGGCCACCGCGATGGTGTCGCCATCGGCCGCAGCGGCCTCGGCGGTAACCGCGTCCGCGCGGTTGTCGGTGGTGTCGACGTAGTCGAACTTGCCATCGGCCATCAGGTGCACGAAGCGGTAGATCGCGAGTGCTTCCCCGGCGGTGGCGGAAATGGTCTGGACGTTTTCAGCGCGTGCCATTGTAGTTTCCTATTGGGTTTGGGTGGTTGGGGTGGATGGGATCAGCGCTGCGCGTGCAGGGCCTGCCCCTCCGGGGAAGTGAGAGCCTTGACGTAGGCTTGCTCGGGGGTGAGTTCGGGGTTCTTCTCGCCGATCGACTTGGCGAGCGTGTCCAGCTGGGCGTCGATGCTCGGGGCGTCGCTGCCTTCGTCGCTGGTGCCGACGGCCTCGAATGCCTTGGCCAGCCCGGCGTCCTTCGACTTCAGGATGGCGAGCACCGGGGCGCGCTTCTCGGTCGGCAGGCTGTCGACGGCCGTCAGCAGGTCGGCCTTCGCCGCCAGCTCGCCCGTCAGGTGGCCCAGCTCTTCGCCGGCGCGCTTCTCGAAGCCGGCGCGCTTGGCGGTCTGCTCCGCGGCGAGCGCCTGCTTGCGCAGATCGTCGTTCGACTTCACGAGGCGCAGCACGACCGGGTCGGCCGACTTGCGGTACTCGTTGCCGTCCAGGTCGACGTGCACGACCGGGTCGCTCGACTCGGCGTTCTTGACGATCGCGTCCTTGTCCTCGGACTTCAGGAACTCGTCCTGGCCTTCGGCGGGAAGCGCATCGAAGTGCGCACGCTGGGAGGGGGACAGCTTCACGATCAGCTCGGCGCGGTCCGCGCGAGCCTTCTCGATGTTCAGCTGGTCGGCTGCCGCCTTCTCGAACGCGGCCTTTTCTTCGGGAGTCATGTTGGTGGTCTCCGCGCCGCGGTCTGCGGCTTTGGTTGAACTTGCTGGGATGTCAGTCTGGGCAAGGGCAGCAAGCTCCCCCTCGTCCAGTGTTTCGTCGTACTTCATCACCAGCGCGGCGATGCCGTGCGAGTGACCTTCGGCGTCGGCCAGGATGATGTTCCCGGCGTCGTCCATGATCCAGTCGTGCATGTGCCCGTCGGCGTAGCTCGTCTGCCCAGCGCGTAGCTCGGCGAGTCCTTCGCTGCTGCCCTGCACCATGATGATGCTGTGCGCGTGTCCGGCCGTCAGGCTGGTCAGCGCCATCTTCTTCTGCACGGGTTCCACGGCGACAGTATCCGCCGCTCGCTTCATGATTGCAACCGTGGCCGGGCCGTGGGCCGGGGTGTCCACAAGGCTGATCTCGTCGATGCGCAGCTTCTTCAGCTTCCGGCGCGTGGTCTTGCCGTCGTATCTCATTCGTCGTACTCCGCTTCGATGATGCCGCCGCCGATGCTGAACCCCGTGAACTCGCCGTTCTTGGCCTTCTCCAGCGTGGCCGGGTCGTCCGGGGCCAGGGCGATCAGCAGCCCGGTGATGCGGGTCTGGATGTCCAGGGCCTTCGCGATCTCGGTGGTCAGCGGAAAAGTGTGGATAACGCCGCCGTCTTGAACTGGCTGCCCGTTCTCGTCGCGGGCGTGCATGGTGCACGCGACCCGCTTCGACTTGGCGAACTCGGTGGTGTCCGCCAGCATGGATTCCTCGGTGTAGTACTCGTTGTCGGAGTCCACGAACTGCTCGCCGTCCACCTTGCAGATGGCTGCGAACCCGAAGATCAGGCCCAGCTGGCTGGAAACCTTCAGGATCTTGCTTTCAGACTGGAAATTGTCCATGCGTCCCATAGTATCGGCCGATCCGGCCGGAAAACAAGCCCCGTCCCTACTCGTAGAAGTCCAGGATCAGGCTGGCGTAGCCGGAAGCCGCTGGGCTGATGATGTTGTTCGACAGGCGCACGATGTAGTCGCCTGGGTTCAGAATCCATTCCTCGAAGGACGAGCCAGTGCCGCCGCTCGCGGTCTGCTTGTCGCCGGCCGGGATGAAGTAGTCGATCAGGCTGGTGCCTGGATCGGTCACCGTCGGGCCGACGAACACCAGCATGGTCGCCGTGTTGCTGCTGAAGCGGTTCCGATTGAACACCGTCAGCGGCACGCCGTCGGCTGATGTGGTGGGCCTCTCGTACAGCGATGCCAGCATGTTGT